GTTGATCCAGTTGTTCATGGTCGGAGCCTGTGAGATATGCGGGGATGACATCGAGCCGGGCCAGGACATCGAGCGGATAGACGGGCGCGCCCTACACGCCCGTTGTGTGGAGGAGGCAAGCGCGTGAGCCAATACGAGTTCGACCTGATGGAGATCGGGGAGCGTCCTGCTCTGCGTATCTGTGATGCGAAGTTGTGGGCCCGGTATTGGGAGATGAAACGATGACTGAGGCCCGCGCCGCCTGGATCGCTGCTTTCCACAAGGCTCACCACGACCTGCCCACCATCGGCAAGGACACGACGGTGAAGATCGAGACCAGCGGCGGCGGCTCCTACACCTACAAGTACGCGCCGCTACCCGAGATCATCGAGAAGGTGGCAGGCATCCTCAAGGGCAACGGGTTCAGCATCGCCCAGGATGTGACCGGAGACGGCGCCACAGTCGGCGTGTCGACCCGGATCTACCACAAGGAGGGCTGGGTGGAAACGTTCGGCCCGCTCGCCCTCAAAGTCACCGGCGACGCCAAGGCGGCAGGGTCGGCTATCACCTACGCCCGCCGATATGCGTTGTGCGCGGCGTTGGGGATCGCTCCCGACGAGGACGACGACGGCGCCGAAGCGTCGAAGCCCGAGCCGGTCGAACAGACTCCGTGGAAGTGGCTGGTCGGTGAATGGGGAATCTTCAAGCATTGGACCGAGGATCAACGGCTGGCCGCTGCCAAACAAGCGTTCGATACCTACGCCTACACCTCGGCGACTCTGACCCGGATCGAAGCCGAGAACGTCCTGGAGTTCATGCGGAACGCCTACGAGACCGAAGCGGCCGAACAGGAAACCCTCAATGTCTGAATACGTCCACGCTCGTTGTGGTGGCCTTCTGGTCGAGATCTCACGGCCCGACTGGTGGCCGCGAGGCCTCGGCGTGAGCCACGGCTACAACTCGGCGGTCTTGGCGCGGTGTGACAAGTGCAATCGTCCGGGCGAAGTCGCTCGGGGGCCAGCAAGCAACCTGGAGACGGTGGGTGCCCAATCCCCAATACCCCGCCCACCGTCTCCCATCTCTCGGGGGTCATCGTGACGAAGGTCGTGATCGAGGTGCTCTGCCCGCATCATCGCTCGTCGTGGCATTGGATCGGCAAACGCCGGGAGAGTGCGACCTGCACTTGGGGTCGGAGAGAGGTCCGCTGGTATGCCATCTGACGCCGAACTGACAATGGCCGCGCTCAGAGTCAAGCATCGACTCACCGGCCTTTTGGATTCTCTGAACCCTGACGATCCGGCCTACCTGCCCGACTATACGAACCCGGACACGGTCAAGGCTCTACACCGTCGGGAGTATCAACGAAGGGTTGAGAGGAGCATCAGTCGAAGCAGGTCACAGGAAGGGCCAGCCTCGGGGGATGGTGCTCCTCTCAGCGAATGGGACGAGGTCATCTGGTGAGCACCCGCACCGACTTCATGCTCTGGAAAGAGGACGGTCTCTGCCGTACCGCCAACGGGAATTGGGTGGACGTCCCGAACGTCGGATCGCAGAGACGTCAACGGGAGCTGATGCGAAGCGAGCTTGCCATCTGTCAGGTGTGTCCGGTTCGCCGTCAATGCCTGATCCATGCTTTGGAGTTCCACGAGCATCACGGTATTTGGGGTGGCCGATTGCCGAAGGAGCGGCGGCGGATCAGCCGGATCATAGAGAGGAGACGACCATGAGTTACCAGATGTTTGTGGAACAGAAAACGCAATTGGGAACCGACGACGGATTCGAGCCTGAATGGTTGCCCGACTTCCTCTACGGGTTCCAATCCGACCTTGTCACCTGGGCTATTCGGAAAGGGCGCGCCGGGATCTTCGCTGACTGTGGGATGGGCAAAACACCCATGCAGCTCGTATGGGCCGACAACATACACCGGCACACCGAGGCGCCGGTACTGATCGTGACACCTCTCGCTGTGTCCTTCCAAACCGAAGAGGAAGCGGGCAAGTTCGACATCGAAGCGAAAGTCTCGAGAGACGGAACACCGTATCCGATCACGATCACCAACTACGACCGGCTCCACCATTTCAACCCAGACGAATACGCCGGCGTTGTGCTCGACGAGTCGTCAGCCATCAAGGCATTCGATGGGGAACGTCGAAAGGTTGTCACCGATTTTATGAGGAAGATGCCCTACCGGTTGCTGTGTACCGCCACCGCCGCACCCAACGATTACGTCGAATTGGGCACATCCTCCGAAGCGCTCGGCTATCTCGGATATATGGACATGCTCGGTCGGTTCTTCACCAACAAAGAACAGACCGCCGCCCATCGTGGATGGGGCAAACAGGCCGAGTGGAGGTTCAAAGGGCATGCCGAACAACCGTTCTGGCGGTGGGTTGCATCCTGGGCTCGAGCACTACGTCGACCTTCCGATCTGGGATATGACGACAACGGGTTTGTACTCCCTCCTTTGGAGTATCGCCGGCACATGATCGACTCGGTCGAACCTCGACCCGGACAACTGTTTGATCTTCCTGCCTTCGGGTTGAAGGAACAGAACGCCGAAATGAAACGAACGGTAACTGAACGATGCGAAGCAGCCGCCGATCTCCTCGGCAATGTTGAACGGGGAATCGCCTGGTGTCACCGCAATCAAGAAGGCGACCTACTAACCGATCTGATCGCCGGCGCCGTTCAGGTGAAAGGGTCCGATCCAGTTGAACAGAAGGAGGAAGCGCTAAATGCTTTCAGCCACGGTCAGATCCGGGTGCTAGTGACCAAGCCTTCTATCGCCGGATGGGGATTGAACTGGCAGCACTGCAATCAGATGACCTACTTCCCCTCCCACTCGTACGAACAGTTCTATCAAGCTGTCCGCCGGTGCTGGAGGTTCGGCCAATCCCAACCAGTGACCGTGAACATCATCACGACCGAAGGCGGGCTGGACATTCTCAACAACTTGGAAAGGAAATCAGATGCGGCCGACCGGATGTTTGACTCTCTCACCGCCCACATGAGAGATGCGCTAGTCGTCGACCGCGCCCAATACGACCTGACCGTGGAGGTTCCATCATGGCTGTAGCAGACCAACTAGTGACCGACCAGTTCGCCGTGTATCTCGGCGACTGCATGGAGGTCATGGCGGCTCTGCCCGACCAGTCCATCCACTTGTCCATCTACTCGCCGCCGTTCGCCGGCCTCTACCAGTACTCCTCGTCGGAGCGTGACCTATCAAACAGCAGAGACTACGACGAGTTCATGGAACACTACGGCTACGTAGTCGCCGAACTCGGTCGCCTGTCTTTGCCGGGTCGGATGACCGCTGTGCATTGCATGGACATTCCCCAATCGAACACAGGTCGGGGCGATGTCCTCCTCGACTTCCCCGGCGACATCATCAGACTCCACGCCCTACACGGTTGGGGATATGTGGCCCGATACCACGTCTGGAAAGAACCGCTGACGGTACGGAACCGGACTATGACGAAAGGGCTTGCTCATCAGACCATCGTCGAAGATTCGTCTAGATGTTCCGTCGCCTCGGCCGACTATCTACTGGTGTTCCGCAGTAAGGGGGAGAATCCAGAGCCGATCGCTCATTCTGTAGGGCTTACCGAATATGCCGGGGATCGGACTCCGCCGGGTGACGTGTTCGAATATCGGGGTTGGACCGGGAAACAGACTGAGAATCGGTTCAGCCATTGGGTGTGGCGACAGTACGCCTCAGCGTTTTGGGATGACGTGCGTCTCGACCGGGTGTTGCCGTTCCGAGCGTCAAGAGACGAGGAGGACGAAAGGCATGTGCACCCACTGCAACTGGACGTAATCGACCGAGCGATGGTGCTGTGGTCTAACCCCGGCGACAAGGTGCTGACCCCGTTCATGGGTGTCGGCTCCGAAGTCTACGGGGCAGTTCGCAACGGCAGGTTTGGGATCGGAGCCGAACTGAAACCCTCCTATTACCGGCAGGCTGTGAAGAACCTAGGAGCGCTTGAGCATCCAGAAATGGATCAACTAGCGATAGAGGTAGAGGAATGACACAGGCCGAACGAATTCTTGCCATGTTGAAGTTGGGCCCGGTATGCGGTTCGGAGTTCTCGAAGGTTTACATCGCCCGGTATGGGGCGCGGATCTACGACCTGAGACAGCAGGGTCACGAGATCACAACCCGGCCCTGCAAGATGCATCAGCATGAATCGGCTCAACTCATCTACGAGCTGGCCGACAAAGACCAGATGGCGCTCTTCGCATGACCGTCGCTGAACTCTTCGGAGACACTTGGATAGCTCGGATCACGGTGGCGATAAGCCTGGTCTGCGCCCTCCTATTGATGCTCGACGGGCTCAACCGCATCGACGGATCGTGGAACACCGGCATCTTCCCGAACGCTTGGAGTGCTGAGGTTCCCCGGGAAGAATGGTTCGCCCATCGCATCCAATGGGATGCTGAATACCGGGCCGAACTGGGGATAGCGGGAGAACCGCACGACTACGGAGGAGAGAAATGACCAGCGACAAATGGCCCGAAGGCATCAAACAAGACTGGCCCGAAGGTGGCACCTGGGGTTACCGGAAGACCGAGTTCGACGCACCCGACGATGGTGAGGTCCGGGTGGTCGGCGAGAAGTCGTGGGATAAGCCTGCGGCCGCTCCCGCGGGGGAACCGGCCAACGTCCGGGACCTGGACCACATCGAGATTCGGCCCACCGTGAAATTGGACCGGGCCGACGAGATCGAGGGCATGGTGCTCAGGGAATCCCATTCTGTCATCAAGGAGGCTTTGGATCTGGCCGAACATGGGGTGTCGGTGTTCTGCGCCCGTCGATCGGTCCCGGCCAAATATTCGCAGACGATTGTCGGGCTCCGGGAGATCCTGTCCGACATCGAACGGGAGCAAGCCGTGTTCGACCGTAAGACAACCGAGTAACAAGGAGAGACACATGAGACCTAACCAACTTCGCGCCCTCGGCGCTCTGACCATCCTCGTATTGGCCCTGGGGCTGATAGCCCTACCCGCCGACGCTACTGACGTCTGCCCGGGCTTGGATTCGGGGAAGATCGACACGACGGGAGATCCAGCCACGGTCACGGTCACCGCACCGGACGGGTTCCTGATCGACTCGTACTGTGTGAAAGCCGGTCCCGGATTCGTCATCATCAACGTCGACCCGCCCGCCGAAACAGTGGTTATCGACCATCCCACCAAGGATTCGGTAAGCCACTATTCGCTCTCATACGTGGAGGACACATCATCGACAACAACAACTCAGGACACCACCACCACCATTGGACAGGAGTCCTCTACCACCACCACGCCGGAGGAGACCACTACCACGGCGGAACCATCACCACCTACGACCCCAACTACGTCAACACTGCCGACGCCCACTACGAGTACGTCTGCACCGACGACGACTGTCCCGACAATCGCCCGCTGGTCCGCTGAGGCGACCTGCGACACGCTCGCTGTTGAGTTCGGCGAGGACATCATCGCGGTAACCGTTTGGGATGGAGTCATCGTCCTCGACGAGTTCTTGGAGTCGGGAGAACGGACGATCACGGTCGGCGCACCACTGACCCTCGAGGTGATCCCGGTGACGAATCCGGGCATCATCGCCGACCCCGAATCGCGGTCGTTCACTTTCCGGCCTTGCACCGAACCGACCCTGACCATCCCCGAAGAGCCGGTCGATCCGAGCGTGATTACTGAACCGCCGCGCAAGGAACTCCCGTTTACGGGGGTGGATGCGGGCGCGCTCGCTGTCATCGCTCTCGGTGCTTTGGGTCTGGGAACGCTGATCGTGAGGAGTTGGGGAGATGCCGAAGTCGACTAGATCCGAGCTGGCCGACCTACGGGCGGACGCTCTCGCTCGTGACGGAGGCTGCAAGTGGCCTGAATGTCCCGTGGATTGGCCCGAGGCGGACTACGAGATGGCCCACATCTCCCACCGCGGGATGGGCGGAAGCCGGAAAGCAAACACTCTGGACAACGTCATCATCTTGTGCCGCTACCACCATTCGCTGTTCGATGGTCGTACCCATGAAGGCTTGCACCGTGAACTCGCCGCGCTGCTGAGGACTCTGATATGAGTGGGGTTCGGGGTACTGACCTATGAGCGAGGAGACGAAAGTGACATTGGACGATGTCCGAATCGTGAAGCCGGGGAATCACTATTGCGACAGGGAGCAGCGATACCGAGGCAACCACCCACGCCCCATGACCCTCGCTGATCTGGTTGAGATAGGAGAAGGATTAGGCGGAGAAGTGCAGGATGCGGCGTATCGGGGAGACCAGTCTTTCCCGACTCTCATGGCGTCGGCACTTCATCGCCGTTATCTGCTCATTCCTCTAGGGGAGGAACCATGA